GTTTAAATCTGGTCACGATGGACGCAATCGCAGCACGCGCGGTTTCCATTATCATGGATTGCACTAGTCTTGGGGATGGAAGAATAAATTTGGATCCGGGTGTGATGGAAAGATTAGGGATAGCGATCAACAGATATAATGGCTTGACTCAGAATCAAGTAACAATAAGACCTGGGACGATTGAGGATCGAAATGCGATGTTCTTTATGTGCGTTGATGTTGCGTTAGCGGCGTTAAATATTCAGATTGGAAACCTTTCCCCGGAGTACACTCAGGCTTTAACGACGATCGGGGTCTTGGCTACAGGAGAGATTCCCTTCTCAGTTCAGGCTATGGATAGCATCGTAAGGATAACTGGAACGATGGCTACCTGGGGCCCAACTAGAATCACTATTCCGCCGTTCGCTCGAGCGCCGGAGATGCAGCAATCAGGGAGGTATTTCGTCCCAGCTGGGAACAACCATGCAGCGTATGTGAATCCATGGACAGTTGAAGTGTCATTGAATGGAGGTACAGCTGCGGTGATCACCCCGGCTTTGCAACCGCGGGGGATTATCGCCACTGTGATGTATCTGGTCTGGCATCCGATCGCGGTATATGCTGTGGCGCAGGGTGCGACTGCGAGAACGCAGCAGGGAGTTACTTTGACGGTGGGCGGCGTCAACATCGCCGCTGGAACCATCTTCGCGTGGGACACGGTAGCGCCTATTAATGTGGCAAACCCAGGGGCTAGAAATGGGATGATTTCCGTTAGGGTGCTGTGGTATACATCATTGGATAAAACGTTACAGAGTTTACCTGATGTTGAGGCTACGTTAGCTAGATGTTACTCGTTTCAGACTCCCGCTTGGCACGCTCTGCGTGGTACAATCCTTCATCATATAAATCTTCCACCGAATAATCCTCCAATGTTCGCTCCGAACACTAGAAATGACATGCTTGCTTATTTATTTATGTCTTTATTAGCTGATGCGTATACAGCTTTGAGGCCGCAATTCACTGTTCCAGGCATGCTGGCGGCGCCCGCGGTTCTGGATCGCGCGTTTGCGCAGGGCGCGTACAGATAAACATCGGGATTGCAGCCATCCCGATGCTGGAACGTGTCCACGTCGGTCCGATGCTATAACTGTCTTAGCACGTAGCACGTCTGACCAGATGACACTTAC